CTGCTGACCATCGGGTTGGTCAATGATATGTTTACGGAGCGGCAGAACGACGAGTATCCGTATAAGGAACTGGCATCGCAGGAGGACTTTGACCGGTTCTAAGGCGAAAAAACAGACGAACGTGCTTATATTGTGAATGAAATAAGCACAATCGTCTGGCAATGGGTATAAAAAATCCCCCAGCCGTGCACAACTGGGGGAGAAAGAAGGTGGCCCGAAGGTCATCTTCCCGGTCTCGGACCTCGCAAGGTTACCGAAACCTGATCATCATCAAAGTATAGTCGATTAGGCAGAAAAAGTCAATCGGACTTTTCGTGCTTCAGAACTCTCTTCTGGGCAAGTTCGTACACTTCTTCATCAGCACGGACTCCAATGACAATAATCATCATAGATGTCTCAGTACGTCGAAGCTGATAGACAATGCGCAGACCCGCAGAGCGGAGTTTGATTTTCAGAAGTCCTGCAAGGTTAGTGCTGTTGTGATTGCCGAGCGGTTTGCCGTAGCCCTGTTCATCAACAGGCAGTGGATTTTGCTGAACTTTTTTGATGGCTTTCAGAACAAGATTGCGCTGGCTACCATCTAAACCTTTGAGGTCTTTTTCTGCTTCAGGGAGGTATTCAACTTTCCAGCTCATTCGATTTCTACCTCGTCAAAACCGGCGAGATCGTCTTCTGTAACACCGAGACGGCGGTTCATTTCTTCCTCAGAAATCAAAGAGGTGGGATCAAAGTGTGCCATACGTTCAGAAGCAACAGCCAGCAGACGAGCATCATTTAATTCATCCATTAAACGGACATATTCGTCCGGGGAGATGAGAACGCATTCGGCAGCATTGTTTTTCATAACAACCTTGGCACCGCACTGCTTGACATCTTCAAATATTTTTCCGGCAAGACCACGGTTGAATTGGGTGATTGGAACAGTGTTGGTAATAGCACTCATAACAGAAGCCATAATCGTCAACTCCTTTCTTTGATTGCATTATAGCACACGTTTGCAAAAATATCAACCGGTTAGTCGATAAATTTACTGATAAATATATTGTATGCTGAAAGGATGACTTTGATACACAGCTAATAGCATTTTTTCCTTTAGCCTGTCTGCTTCGTGCAGATGGGCTTTTTTCATGCCTGCGAGGAGGTGGTTACGCAAATGGCATCCAGAATCCAGGGCATCACCGTTGAGATCGGCGGCGATACCACAAAGCTCTCCAAAGCACTGGAAAGTGTAAACAAATCAATCAAGGGGACGCAGTCCGGACTGAAGGATGTCAACAAACTCCTGAAACTGGACCCTTCCAATACAGAACTGGTCGTCCAGAAGCAGAAGATGCTGAAGGATGCCATTGAAGCCACTAAGGAAAAGCTGGCAACTTTGAAAACTGCCGCACAGCAGGCTAATGAGCAGCTTGCCAACGGTGAGATCACCCAGCAGCAGTACGATGCTCTTCAGCGTGAGATCGTGGAGACCGAACAGAATCTGCGATCCTTACAGGATCAGGCGGCTACTACCAATGCGACGCTTGCCAAGATCGATGAAGCTGGAGAAAAGCTCCAGAACATCGGATCTTCTGTGGAGAATGTAGGCAAGAAGTTCCTTCCGGTGACTGCCGCTGTGACGGGTCTTGGCACTGCCGCAGTGAAGACCGCAGCCGATTTTGATTCCGAGATGAGTAAGGTCTCTGCCATTTCCGGTGCGACCGGGGATGACTTTGACCAGCTCCGTGCGAAAGCCCGTGAGATGGGTGCAAAGACCAAGTTCTCTGCATCCGAGGCAGCTTCGGCGATGGAATACATGGCCATGGCCGGATGGAAGACTTCTGACATGCTGAACGGCATCGAGGGCGTCATGAACCTCGCGGCCGCTTCGGGTGAAGACCTCGCTACGACTTCAGATATTGTTACCGATGCCCTTACCGCGTTCGGCTTATCCGCTGCGGATTCTGGGCATTTTGCCGATATCCTCGCAGCCGCTTCCTCCAATGCGAACACCAACGTCTCCATGATGGGCGAGACGTTCAAGTACTGTGCGCCTATTGCCGGTGCGCTGGGGTTCTCGGCAGAGGATACCGCAGAAGCCATCGGACTTATGGCAAATAGTGGTATCAAGGCTTCGCAGGCTGGTACGTCCCTTCGTACCATCATGAACAACCTTTCCGGTGAAGTGACCTTTGCAGGCAAGAACATCGGTGAGGTTACGATTGCCACCAGCAATGCAGATGGCAGTATGAGGAGCCTGAACGATATCCTCGCAGACTGCCGTGTAGCATTCTCCGGCTTGACCGAATCTGAAAAAGCATCCAATGCAGAGGCACTGGTCGGCAAGAATGCGATGTCCGGTTTCCTTGCCCTGATGAATTCCAGCGAGACGGACATCAACAAACTGCGTGGTGCCATTGAAAATTGTGACGGCGCATCCGAGAGCATGGCAGAAACCATGCAGGACAACTTAAATGGTCAGCTCACCATCCTGAAATCTCAGCTGGAGGAGCTGGCTATTTCTTTTGGCGATATCCTGATGCCCACCATCCGCAAGATCGTATCTGCCGTGCAGCAGTTCGTGGACAAGCTCAACAGCATGGATGAGGGTACCAGGGAAACGATCATCAAGATCGGGCTCCTGGCGGCATCCATCGGTCCGCTGCTCATTGTGCTTGGCAAGACCATATCGACCGTCGGCACAGCGATGCGGGGATTCAGTTCTCTTGCAAAGGGTGTCCGGCTTCTTATCACCCATGTGGGCAGTGCCAGCGGTGTGTTCAGCAAGCTGGGTGTGGTTCTGGGTGGTCTGTCCGGGCCGGTCGTAGCAGTGGTGGCGGTCATCGGCACACTGGTGGCGGCGTTCATGAACCTCTGGAATACGAACGAGGAATTCCGTACTGCCATTACCGGTATCTGGAACGACATCGTTTCCAAGGTGAAAGGGTTCTGTGATCAGCTGACACAGCGGATCAATGGGCTGGGCTTTGATTTTAAGGATGTCACCGAGGTACTGAAAGCAGTCTGGGATGGCCTTTGTCAGGTGCTTGCCCCGTTGTTTGAGGGAGCATTCCAGAATATTTCGACCATCCTCGGCGTCGTTCTGGATACCTTACTGGGTCTGTTCGATGTCTTTTCCAATGTGTTCTCCGGCAACTGGAGTGGCGCATGGGAAGCGGTGAAGGGTATCTTCTCCAGTATCTGGGATGGCGTGAAGTCTGTATTCTCTACGACTCTTACCGCATTAAAGAGCGCACTGGATGTGTTTCTTGGGCTGTTCGGTACGGACTGGCAGACGGTCTGGGGCAGTATCAAGAGCTTCTTTGAGACCGTGTGGAGCGGAATCAGCAGCTTCTTTTCAAACACAGTTTCTGCTATCCAGAGTGTGGCAACGACTGTGTTCACTGCAGTTTCGAGCTTCTTTACGACTGTCCTTACGAGTATCCAGACGACCTTCAGCACCATCTGGACTGCCATTTCCACAGCCGTTTCTTCTGTGTTGAATACGATCCATACCACGGTGACAACTGTGTGGACGGCGATCTCGACTGCGATTTCTACGGTCATGAACACCATCAGCACGACGATCACTTCGGTGTGGAATGGCATCTACAACACCATGAAACCTCTGTTGGATGCGTTCAAATATCTGTTTGAAACCATCTGGCAGGCAATTCAGATCCTGATCGGTGCAGCACTGACTGCGATCCAGACGAAGATCACTTCCATCTGGAACGCCATCGTCGCCTTTGTGACTCCGATCCTGACTGGATTGCAGACGACTTTCTCTACGGTTTGGTCCGCGATCCAGACAGCCATATCTACGGTGCTAACTGCAATCCAGACCGCGGTGACAACTGTATGGAACGCTATTGTATCGTTCCTGTCTCCGCTGCTGACTGGCATTCAGACCCGGATGAGTACGGCATGGAATGCAATCAAGACGGTCATTTCGACTGTCCTTTCAGCAATCCAGTCCACGGTTTCTTCCATCTGGAGCGCCATCAGCAGCAAAATCTCCGGTGTGGTAAATGGTATCAAATCGGTGGTTTCTTCCGGCTGGAATGCCATGAAGTCTACGGTTTCGTCCCTCAGTAACAGCATCAAGAGCGCGGCGACCACAGCTTTTAACTCGATGAAATCCGGGATTTCCTCTACCATTTCCGGTATTAAGTCCACCATCACGAACGGCTTTAACAGTGCAGTTTCCTTTATCAAGGGTCTGGCTGGACAGGCATTCTCGTGGGGCTCGGACATGATCGGCAACATTGTGTCCGGTATCCAGTCGAGGATTCAGGATGTGGCAAGCGCCGTATCGGGAGTGGCGGACCGTATCCGCTCTTTCCTGCACTTCTCTGTGCCGGATGAGGGGCCTCTGGCAGATATGGAAAGCTGGATGCCGGACTTCATGCAGGGACTGGCAAACGGCATCACGACCAACACCAGCCTTGTAACTGCGGCGGCAGAGAATCTGTCCACCACGCTGTCTACTTCCATCACCAACTCCATGAGGGGAGTGGAGCAGGCATACAGTAAGAGCTGGGCGGCCATCAGCCAGACGGTGAAGACCGGAACGGCAGGTGTGAGTGCCGCGATGAGATCCGCATGGAGTTCCATTACAACCAGTACCACGAGCACATGGAACAGCATCAAGACCACCATCCAGACCAGCTTTGCGGCGGTGAAATCCAATGTGACCTCTGCGACAGCAGCTGTCAAATCTTCCATGACCAGTGCATGGAGTGCGGTAAAGTCGCTGACAACGACCAGCTGGAACGGTATCAAGAGTGTTATCACCACAGCATGGAATGGAATCAAGTCTCTGACTACTTCGGCAACTGCTTCTGTCAAATCTTCCATGACAAGCGCATGGAACGCAGTGAAAACTCTGACGAACACCAGCTGGAATGGTATCAAGACGGTCATCACGACTGCATGGAACAGCATCAAGAGTCTTACAACTTCCTCTGTATCCGCAGTTCGCAGTACGGCCACAAGCGGCTGGAACACACTGAAATCCACCACGACCTCTGCCTTCAACAGCATCAAGTCCACGGTGTCTTCGGCAATGTCCAGCCTGCGCAGCACGGTTTCTTCCGGTGTTGCAAGTATCAGGAGCAGTTTTAACTCGCTCGGTTCGATTGCTTCTTCTGCATACCGCTGGGGCGCAGATATCTGTTCCCAGATGGCGGCAGGTGTCCGGGCAGCGGCCGGTTCCGTGATCGCAGCGGCGGAAAATGTCGCAAGCAGGGTCAGAAGTCTGCTGCATTTCTCTGTACCAGATGAAGGACCTCTGTCTGATGCAGATACCTATATGCCCGACTTCATGAAGCTGCTGGCGACCGGCATTAAAAAAAATGTCAAGTCGGTGGTGAAAGCCGTGCAGGGACTTGCCGGGTCTATGAGCAACAACCTTACGACCCCGGTAGATTCTCTGGGCGACTGGATGGATTCCGTGGTCGGCAGTTTTGCTACTACGATCAAGAAAAGTCAGAGCGGTATCGGTAGTGCTGCAAGGGATGTGGGAAGCGGTATCCAGTCTCAGCTGATGTCCGGGCTTTCCGGGGTGAAGACCCAGTTCCAGCAGCTCTGGACGGACCTGCAGGGGATTACAAAAGCCGCTGTCGGAAATATGAGCGATGAGGTGAAGCAGGGCTTTGCGGATATGAAAACATCCATCGGAGAGCTGAGTTCTCAGACCAGTTCCCTTGGGAATGCGATCCGCAGCCTTGGCGATACCTTCAACTCGGATTTCTTAAAGAGCCTCGGCAACGGCATCAGCAAGGTCGGTGACACGGTCAATACGGTCACGGGGCTTGTGGACAAGCTCGGTTCCATGAAGAACACCATCGGAAACCTTGGAAGTACGATGCAGAACCTCGGCAATGTTCTCGGCACAGAGAACGGCGGCGGCCTGCTGTCCAACATCGGCAGTTTCCTGTCGAAAATCGGCAGTGCAGATGGCGGTCAGATCGTGTCGAACTTTGGCAACCTGATCTCCGGGTTGACTTCCAAGATGGGCGGCCTCGGAGAAGGCATCACTGGCATTATCTCGAAGCTGGGAAGCCTTAGCTCCAGCGGTGGGGGAATCCTGTCGAATCTGGGCGGGCTGCTTTCCGGTGTAGTGACGAAGATCGGTGGCTTAGGCGGCAGTCTTTCTGGGCTTCTGTCTGGTGTGGGTTCCACATTGGGCGGAATTGCTGGTTCTGCCGGCTCCGCAATCGCAGGACTGTTCGGCTCGGTTGGCACGGCCGTATCTGGTCTGGCGGCAGGTGCGGGTACGGCTCTTGCAGGCGTAGCAAGCTCCGCAGGTGGTTTCCTCGCATCCGCAGGCACAGCACTTGCTGGCCTGGCGGGTCCTGCAGGTATCGCAGTGGCAGCCGTTGGCGGCATCGGTCTTGGACTGACCGCTCTCTGGAAAAACTGCGATGGCTTCCGGGAAGGAGTCACGAATATCTGGAACAAGGTCACTTCGGTATTCTCGAATGGAGTAAATGCCATCAAGAACGGTATCTCCAATGCGGCTTCTGCCATCGGCAACGTGGCATCGTCCATCTGGGGCGGTATCAAGAACGTGGCTTCCTCGGCAGTCAGCTGGGGCAAGGATATCGTTGGCGGTATTGCAGGAGGCATCAAAAAGGGTGTGAGCTGGGTCGGCAGTGCGGTCAAGAGTGTGGCAAGCGGTATCCGTTCGTTCCTGCACTTCTCTGTGCCGGATGAAGGACCTCTGGCAGATGCGGACACCTATATGCCAGACTTTATGAAGCTGCTTTCCGGCGGCATCAAGAAAGGCGAGGGCGGACTAATCAGCCAGATCAGGTCGATGGCAGCAAAGGTGCAGCAGGGTATGGAGGGCATCAGTTCCTTCAGTCTGCCGGAACTGACCCTGCCGCACTTCGATGGCTCTGGCTGGAACTTCCCGCAGGCGGCTCTGGCCGGAGGCGGTACCACCCGGACGACCAACCTTGGTGGCGTATATATCACGGTCAACGGCTACAATGCCCGGAACGATGATGAACTCGCACAGACCGTTGCCGATAAGATCAACGGCATGATCCACGAGGATGATTCGGTCTTCAAGTAAAGGAGGAGATGCGTATGGGCTATAACACCCCAAAGCAGACAGTATCACAGTTTCAGCTCAAAGGCAGATATGCCAGACAGTATCTGTCCTTTGCCGGGAAGTCCAGCAAGGACTTCCTTTTATATTTGTCTGGTCCCGGTGTGTATGATTCCCCGGCTGCGGATGTGGAGAGCACCTCCGTACCCGGCAGGAACGGGGACATCATCACCGAGAATGCAAGGACAGGCAGGCGTAGGTATCAGAACGTGGATATCAAGTATAAGGCATTTTTCTTCAACGGTCTGCCTGCCAAGACCGCAGCGGTCAAGGCATGGCTGTTATCTCCGATCGGGTATCAGAAATTGCAGGACACCTACGACCCGGATTTCTTCCGGATGGCAGTCTGCAAGGACGCCCTGGAATTTGATGTGACAGCCCAGAAAGCCGCTGAGATGGAGCTGACATTCAACTGTAAGCCCCAGCGTTGGAGCGTGGATGGGCAGAGGGTGATCCGGCTGGATGGCAGGTCGACCTTAAAGAACCCCTTCGCTTTTCCGGCACAGCCTATCTTCAAGATCTACGGGGATTCTGGCGGCGAACTGTATGTGGGTGAGGAGAAGATCACCATCCACAGCATCAAGGACTACGTGCTGCTCAACTGTGAAACGCACAACGCTTACAACGCTTCCGGCTTCTGCAATGAGACCATCCTTTCGGATGATTTCCCGGAACTGCCGGAGGGAAAGACACAAATCGCATGGACAGGCGGCATCACGGCGGTGGAGGTGACTCCACGCTGGTGGACGCTGTAAGAGGGAGGTGCAGCCAGTGATCCCATGTTTATATGCATCAACAGAGATGAAGTTCAATCATAACGGTATTGGAAAGCTGGCAGATGCACAGTCTTGTACCGTAACGGAAAAGAGAAACGGAAGCTATGAACTGAAGCTGGTCTGTCCGGCAGATGGCATCCATGCAGAGATGCTGGAGGAGGGGAATATCATCCTTGCCAAGCCATCCGATACCATGCAGTCTCAGCCGTTCCGCATCTACAAGATCACGACCCCGATAGATGGAAAGCTGGAAGTTCAGGCTCGGCACATTTCCTACCAGCTGAACTTCATCACAGTTTCCCCGTTCTCAGTGACTGGGTGTGCGGGAGCAATGCAGGGGCTGAAAAGCCACGCTGCTTCTGACTGCCCTTTCGATGTCTGGACGGATGTGGACTCCAGTGCAACTTTTACGCTGGGCGTTCCATCGTCCTTCCGTAACTGTCTGGGTGGCATGGATGCTTCCGTGCTGGATACCTTCGGCGGTGAATTTGAGTGGGATCGCTACACGGTCAAGTTTCATAAAACCAGAGGTGCGGATCACAATGTCCACATCATCTACGGGAAGAACCTGACAGACTTCAAGATGGAGAAATCCATCGAGAACACGATCACTGGTGTGCATCCGTACTGGGTGGACAATGAAACCCAGGCGGTTATGGAACTGCCGGAGAAGGTGGTGCTGCAAAGCAAACGGTCAATTCCTTACCAGAAGGTTACCGTGCTGGACTGTACCAGCAATTTTCAGGAAAAGCCGAGTGAAGCGGCACTCCGGGAATACGCACAGAACTATATCGACACCACGGACTTAACGGAGCCGGAGATCGACATCAAGATCGACTTTTTACAGCTCTGGAATACGCCGGGGTATGAGGACATCGTGGAAGCAGAGCGTGTCTCCCTTTGTGATACGGTCCATGTGTATATCTCAAAGCTGGGCATTGAGGTCAGTTCCAAAGTCACCGAAACCGAGTATGATGCGCTGCTGGAACGCTATAACAGCATTACGCTGTCGAACTCCACGGTCAGCAGCCGGAATTCTTCTCTGACTGGTTCGCTCAACAGCATCCGGAATACAGCAACGATTGCCTACGATACGGCAGTCCGTGCGGAGACAGCAGTGGGAGAGCAGGTCGGTGGAATCACGGCATCCATCATTTATGACGGTACGCTTTTTGCTGCGCTGTTTGGACTACATTATAAAAATGAGACGGACAGCAAGGGAAACACGACCCGTTATGCATTCAATGCGGCGACTTTGAAACAGTCCACGGTCGCATGGAAGAACAGCTCTGCCGGGCTGTTTGTATCCACGGATGGCGGTAAAACGTGGGGCTATGGCTGGGAGTCGGATGACACGGCAGTCAGGACGGCGATCCTGCTGGAACAAACCCTCAAGGAACTGGATGACCGCTACAAGAAAGCCACGGAGCTTTCCGAGGAGCTGCTGAAGGAACTGGATGAGCGGTACAAAACAGCGACCTCTATCTCTGCCGAGCTTCAGAAAACACTCGATCAGCGGTACGAAACTGCCAAAAAGCTGTCCAAAGAGCTGTATGAGGAACTGGATCAGCGGTATGGCACCCTTACGGAAATCTCAGAAGATCTGCAAAAGGAGTTGGACGAGAGATACAGTGTGGCGAAGAAGCTGTCGGAAGAGGTTGAAAAAGAACTGGATGAAAAGTACCAGCCGAGTATCCCGGTATCGGAAACCGCACCGGAGGCCCCGGCAGCAGATACGCTCTGGGTCGATAAGAAGAACCTTCGGTTAAAGCTCTGGGATGGAGAACGGTGGCAGACCATTGGCTATGAGCCGACGGAACCGACCGAGCCGACCACACCGACCGAGCCAGAAACACCAGATATCGAAAAGCCGGGTGGTGAAGATAAGGATACGGAAAACAAAGAAGAAACAGATGACAAGAAGACGGATCAGGAAGGAGGGAGTGCGTAATGATCACAAGCATTTATCAGGAAGTGGAGCTGTCACTGACGGAGAATCTGATCCCGGTGACAGTCCCGGTCAAACAGTATGATAACAGGGCACGGAAAGTCAGATGTGTCCTGTATAACAACTCGGTACAGTATTCTGTACCGCAGGACTGTATCGTTGCCTGTTCCGGTACCAGACCGGACGGCACGATCTTTCATTACACCAGCGAGACGGCATCCGACCTTGTGTTTGTTGAAAATGGGGCGGTCGTCTTTACAATCACGACCTTCATGACGGCGCAGGCCGGGCGGTTTCCGCTGGATGTTGTTATGCTCAGCACAGCGGGGGATGTTCTTGGTTCGTTTTCCCTCACATTGAAGGTGGAGCGGGCAGCCATCAACAACGGCAAGATCGCCACTTATACCTACGCCGGTGTTGTGGAAGCCATCCGTCAGGGACTGCTGGAAGTGTATATCACGGATGCTGGCTATTTTGCTGTTGTGTCGGAGGATGGACTCGGTTTCAGTGACAAGTCGGAATCCAGCACCATCCAGAAATTCATTGAAAATCTTTTGAACTGTACGGTTACGGATGACGGCTATCTTGCTTTCACCACTGAAGACGGTCTGAAGCTCATCTTCTCAATGGGCGGTGACGGACGGCTGATCGTAGAGTTTACAAACGGCTGATAGAGCCGGGAAAGGGGAAAATATGTCGGAATATATCGGAAACCGAATCGTCCCTCGCCATGATGGTGTCTGGGACAAAGCAAAAGAATATGAGCCTCTTACCATTGTGTATGAGGAATCCACAGGCGACAGCTATATGAGCCGGAAACCTGTACCGGCCGGAACGCTTCTGTCACAGGAGGAATACTGGGCGATGTGTTCCCGGTTCTCGGAACAGATGGCTCTGTACCGTCAGAATACGGCAGAAGAAGTGGAGCAGTTCCGCAAGGATACTGCGGCAGATGTAGAGCAGCTTCGTACAGATACTGCATCAGATGTGGCAGCCTTGCGCAAGATGACCGCACAGGATGTAGCGGATATCACCCAGAAGGTCGATGCCGCAAACAGTGCGGTTGCGGCCAGTAAGTCCGAGATGGATAAGACTGCAGAAACGCTGAAAGCCCAGATCAATGCCAACGTCAAGGCATCTACAGATAAAAATGCCAACTATGCACAGGAGCTTGTAGATGCCCGTGTGGATGATGAGGGAAAGACTTATCCCACAGCCGGTGACAATATCCGTGCGGTCGGCAGGGTGCGTTCCATGCAGAATATCATGAAGAACTGGGTGATCAAAAATGGTTACGCAAACCAGAACGGCAACCTTGTAGCTTCGGAAAGCTGGCGCGTGGCGCACATGGTCCCGGTCAGCGGTGATGCGATTCTGGTGGACGGTCAGTTCGGCTATATGAGCGGCCGGGATGACTATAACAACGTGGTCTGCTATGACATGGACCGTAAGTTCCTCGGTGGCTGTTTCCGGGCAGAGAGCGGCAAGGTCTATGACAACTATGTGATCACACTGCTTCCGAATACCCGTTTCATCTCTGTCACCACCAATGAAAAGCTGTTCTCGAAGCTCTCGGTGTACCTCTATGACAATATGCTCCCGATGAGATTGCTGTCAAATTACGCAACAGGCTGGCAGTGGATGAACGGCAGCGTGGATATCAGGTTCACGGGCAGCAAGGTGACAGTCACATTCCCGGAGGGAAAGAGTGTGTATGTCTGCCGCCGTACAAATGGTATACAGTACGAGCAGACGAAACTGGTGGCGGAAAACAGTACCTCGTTTGACTTTGCAGTAGTGGGAAAATGGTGGGCGATCTACTATGATGGTGCGGAAGCATCCGCAAACGAGACGGGAGAAAAGACAGAAGTCCCTGTCATTAAGGTGGAAAATACAAGCGGCGATAGCTGGGGCGATCTATTCACAAAGGGCCGCTTTGTGTTTGCGGTCTTTTTTGACTGGAATGTGGTGTACGCAGCTCCTTCGAGCAGCGGTACAGTCATCAACGGGATTGATTATGGCAATCCAGCCAAGATTGCGAATACTGCGATGACCTGGCACAAGTACCGTTCAGCAAAGATGTTCCTCGCTACAGGCCAGTTTGCGATCGATACGGTCAACCGCACCATTCAGGTCACGAAACGTATCCTGGCGGTTGTCGATAACGGTGCTTACTACTGGATCAGTGCTAGTGAGGAGCCGGTACCGATGTTGGATAGTACGGAAGCAGAAAAGCATCACATGCTGATCCTTGCCTATGACTCGTCCATAGATCAGATCAATCTTTACAACACTGCACAGTTCCGGGCATTGGGAGTAAACGGCTACTATATCGCTGCATGGTATGAAAACCATTTCTGGTATCCGCACATGGGTTCCTCTTTCAGCATTGTGCTGGATGGCACGACTTATAAGGCTGGTGAGCTTTTCGATGAAGAACGGCGTGATTCCTATATCGAAAAGAAGTATGAGGACCGCTTTCAGCAGCTCCGCACGGATCTTGCCGGTAAGGATTCCCGCCATATGTATCTGGCAAGCGGCGGTATTACCATTGACCAGGATGCCGGTACGATCCAGGTCAGTACCAAGTGTCTGGGTGTTCCGGATACGTTCCACTATGAGTGGATCATGGCAGGCGATCCGGTAGAGATGGCATTTAACACACCCAGCTCGACATTTGGTATGCCGATGCGCATCCTTGCTTATGATGCTGGCACGAGAACCATCAACCTGTACGATACCAGCCTGTTCCGCAAGCTGGGCACGAATGGTTTCTATATTGCATCCTGGTATCAGAGCAAGCTGTATAATCCGCACATTCACCCGGATGTGAAGTTCATTGTGGGCGGTAAGGAATACAAAGCGGGTGATCTCTTCGCAGATAACGCGGCATCTTTCATCCCGAAGCGTATCACGGATTATGTGCAGAAAGCCATTACTCCGGCTGTAGAGGATGACATCGTGACCCCGTCCCACTGGGACTGCATGGAGGGACGCCAGCTTTCCATCTTCTTTGACTGTCTTTCCCGCCACGATGGCAAGGAAAATCTGTATGTGCTCGCCAGAGGCACGAATGCACCGAGCCTGACCCGGAACGAGTACTGCATGAACTACACGCCGACGAAGGACAGTACGGATTTTGCACTGACCGTCTGCCGTCTGGATGAAGATGACTGCCATACGGTATCGTCCAAACCTGTCCAGGTCAGGGTTCACCATAAGCTGAAGGACAAGCTCACGAAGAATATCTGCATCTGTGGAGACTCTCTCGTGGACAATGGTTCTGTGGCAACGGAAGTGTACCGTCTGCTGGCAGAGGATAATGACTGCGTGATCCACCAGCTGGGAACGAGAGGACCGTCTGGCGGCAAGCACGAAGGACGCGGCAGCTGGACCTTTGCCCGGTATCTGGCAGATACGGATTACGCCGGCAAAACGAATGCGTTCTGGGACAAGATCAAAGGCCGTCTGGATTTCCAGAAATACTGCGAGACCAACGGCTATGAGGGCATCGATTACTTTCTGATCGCACTTGGCACCAATGATGTGTCACAGGGCACTACACTGTACCGCACGGAAGCAGAGGTGCAGAAGTTCGTGGATCAGGCGAAGCAGTTCATCGATGCGCTGCTGGATAAGGAAACGGGCTTCCCGAACTGCAAGATCGGTATCGGTCTTTGTGGTCCCGGCTCGGATTATTCTTATCAGTGCGGTTCCAGCATGGGTATCTTCCATATGAGCATCAACACGCTGAACCTTGCACTGATCAAGGCATTTGATGCTGGCAAGTATCGCAAAAACGTGACCTGTTTTGCCCACGGTCTTCGCACGGACCGCCGTCTGGCATTTCCGTATTCGGATAAGCCGGTGACGAACCGATTCACGGAAACCAGCCGGACGCTGACCAACAGCATCCACCCGTCCGGAAGAGGCTATCAGGCATGGGCAGACGGCTATTACTGCCAGATCCGTGCATGGCTGACGGAAGACAGCAAATAAAACGGCATTATGCCGGGAAAGGAAACAATATGATGAATCGTCAGAAAATTCGGGGGGGGGGGGTACTATGTAACCCTTGATTTTCCCAAGACAGGGCCTCCCAATCTGCTGGATGAACCGATAGTAGTTGTAGCCGGAATTGTCCGGCAGAAGGGAGAATCCTATGTCTAAATTTATTGGAAGAAGAATTGTTCCGAAACACGATGGTGTATGGGATATCAATAAGGAATACGAAGAACTCAGTATCGTTCTGGATAAGGCGTCCGGTGAGAGCTATATCAGCAGAAGACCTGTGCCGGTCGGTACTGCAATCTCGGATGAAATTTACTGGATGCAATACAGTCTTTATAGTGCGCAGATCGCAGAGGCTGTCAAGGAAATGGAAGATACAGAAGCACGTCTCATCCAGTATGTGGATACCGCAGAATCCAACATGAACAGTCGGGTGAATTCTGCTGAAAGCCTTACTAATAGCAACAAGGCAGAGCTGAACAGCCGTATGGATACGTTGGACAAGCGACTGGATGCTAATGTGTCTGCTTCGACTGACAAGGATAAGGACTATGCAGCAGAGGTTGTGGATGCAAGAGTAGATGAAGAGGGAACGAAATACGGTTCTGTCGGTTCCCATATTCGAGCAATTGGAAGTGGCAAGGGTATTTTGAAAGGTGCAGTAAATGGAAGCCGCCTGTCGTTCTTGGACATTACTCCAGAACTGGTTTGGACTGCAGATAAGTATATTTCGAGAAAATATGGTGGGCTAGATAATTTCTCTCAGGGCTCAAATGTTTATTTTGCCACGTTGGATTATATTCCGTTTCCATATGGAGGCTGCTGGCTTCAAGTATATTCTGCCATGTCCACAGTTGAAAGCGATAAATCAGGTATTGCATTTTATGATGCAAATAAGAAATTTATCAGCGGAAGCGATTACAATCGGGAAACTAAGAAACTGGCATTTCGCAGAATTTTCTGCCCAGATGGAACTGCTTATATACGCATGAGCTGTATGGGGCAGGACAATCTCAATGGCGTGGGTATCTGGTTGGATGATTATAGAATCTCAGTGGGGCATCTGGTGGATCGTGCGGTAACACATGAAAAATTGGCAGAAAAAAGTGTTGAAACGGATAATCTCGCGGATGAAGCGATAACATCAGAGAAACTGTGTGACAACGCTGTGCAGGTGAAAAATGCTGCCTTTTTGGAAATCCCGCTGGAGATTGTTTTGACACCGGATTTGTATATTGCACGTGCGAAGGGTGATTTGCGGACTTATACACCGGGAACAAACACCTATTTTGCAACAGAGGACTATCTGCCGTTCCCGTATGGTGGAAGTAAATGCCTTTTACGCGCAAGTATGAGTACAGCTTCCACTGATGTTTCAGGTCTTGCTTTTTATGATCAGGACAAAAAGTATATTTCAGGATTGAAGTACAATCAGGAAAAGGGTGGTATTTTAAGCTACACGGATTTTATCTGCCCCAAGGGTACTGCGTATATCCGCCTGACCATGTATAAAGAAAATTTAAAAGATTTTGCCAAGATTTGGTTTATGGATACGGTCGTATCTACCGGAAAGGTACAAGATGCTGCAATTACTACGCAGAAAATTGCTGATGAAGCAATCACAAAAGACAAATTGGAAAAAGATATCCAAAAAAGACTGACAGCAGGAATCAATGATCTGTTAGGCTTGAATCTCTCAGATAATCCTCTGGAACGGATTCGAAATGATGCTGGTTTAATGACCGTATTTCGTCATGTGGGCTGCATTGGTGACAGCCTTGCAAGCGGAGAAGCAGTATACAAAAAAGCCGATGGCACCACAGGAGGGAAGGATTTGTTTGAATATTCCTGGGGACAGTATCTTGCTAGAATGACCGGGAATACCTATTACAACTGGTCTAAGGGTGGACTGCGTTGTGATACGTTCCTTTCCAGTTCGCTTGCAACGGAGTGCTTTGATGGAAATCATAAGTGCGAGGCTTATATTATCGGTCTTGGACAAAATGAAAACAATCGAAAGTACAAGATTGGTACGGTGGAAGATATCAATCTCGGCGACTACACACAGAATCCAGACACCTATTATGGCAATTACGGAAAGATCATTCAGAAGATTCAGGAAATGCAGCCGAAAGCTAAAATTTTTATTCTGACTGATCCATTAAAATCTGTAGAAAATGCTGGCTACAATTCGGCAGTTCGGGAGATTGCAGGAATATTTAAGAGCGTCTATCTGGTTGATCTGTATACCTATGGAACAGCTTTGTATAATTCTGGCTTTCTCTATCAGCAGAAACGTGGCGGTCATTACAATGCAGTCGGGTACTTTATCTGTGCCATGATTATTTCTACCTATATTGATTGGATCATGAAGAAGAATCCGAATGAGTTCCGTGAGATTGAGTTTATTGGATTGGACAATAAATTCTATTAAATTTCCACCGTCCCTGACAGACATACCTCCCAAATGCCTGTGAAACGGTGTTCATTATAGAAGGAGTATACACAAGGCGGCATTGACCGTCTATTTTTATGCCCAAATGGGCAGGAAAGGACAAGATTATGCAGAATGTGATCGACAAGATTGAATGGATGTTCGCAGGTCTGGGTGGTTTCCTGGGCTGGTTCTTTGGCGGGTTTGACGGCTTTTTGTATGCACTGGTGGTGTTCGTGGTCTGTGACTACTTCACCGGGGTGCTGGCGGCAGCGATCAAGCATGAGCTTTCTTCTGAAGTTGGCTTTAAGGGCATCGCCAAGAAGGTGTGTATCTTTGTGCTGGTTGGTATTGCCAACATCATCGACACACAGATCCTCCAGAATGGAGCGGCCATCCGTACAGCAGTGGTGTTCTTTTATTTGGCGAATGAAGGCCTGAGCTGCCTCGAAAACGCAGCCGTTATCGGTCTTCCCGTGCCGGAGAAGCTCAAGGAGATGCTGGCACAGCTGAAGGAAGAAAGAGAGAATAAGGACGATTGATCAATGGGGAGAGGTGTAACAGCCTCTCCCTCAAATTTTAGGAGGAATGAACCATGAGTAAGAAAGAGTATCCCGCAAAACTGACGACCGGTTATTACCGTGTGCGAGAAGTCTGGGAAGATGAGGCATCCCAGTTTGGCGCGTACCGTCTGCTGGCGAATGCAAAAGCCAAGTGTGATGAGAACCCCGGCAGCCGAGTGTTCGACAATGACGGCAACGTGATCTATCCGGAAGAGGCTGTCCCGGATACTGGTGCAGATGAGAACGAGGAGAAAGCAGTCGTGGACGATATCCCGGAAGATAAGCCGGAAACCACAACCCCTGTGGAAGATATCCCGGCGGAGAAAGAAGCTGAAGACGAAGTGGATGAGAATGAGTTCCCGACTGCGGAGGAGCTTCCGGCGACCATTGCCTACGGCAAGCTCAAGACCCTCATGAACATCCGCAAAAAGCCGAGTCTGGATGCAGAGGTCGTAGCGGTCTACAAGAAGAATGCCCTTGTGGAAGTCGTGCAGTTCTGTGATGGCTGGCTGAAGATCAAATGTGCCGAAGCAGAGGCCGGTGTCGCATATGTCCTGAACAGTGCGGACACCTATGCGTTCACAGCTGGCAGAATCTATACCGTTGTTCCCGGTGATAATCTCTGGAAAATCGCAGATAAGGAACTGGGAAGCGGCAGCCGCTGTGCAGATATCCGTGTGCTGAATGGTCTGACTTCCAATGCCATCCGGGTCGGCATGAAACTGCTGATTCCGTAACAACAGAATAACCACAGTACGAGGTTCAGAGTGATCTGGACCTCAATTTTTTTAGCAGGAGGAAATCATTATGGGATATACCAATAGTCCACTCGTTGTTCACACTAAGCTCTCCCCGAACCATTCCGGGCAGAGGACACACAGCATCGACCGCATCACACCGCATTGTGTGGTCGGTCAGCTTTCTGCGGAAAGCATCTGCGGCTGTTTCACCAGCACAAGCCGTCAGGCAAGCTGCAACTACGGCATCGGCACAGACGGCCGTGTGTCGCTTTGTGTCAAAGAAAAGAACCGCAGCTGGTGTTCGTCCAGCAATGCCAATGACCAGAGGGCGGTCACCATCGAATGCGCCAGCGACATGAATGAGCCGTATGCCATGAACAGTGCCGTATATGACTCTCTGGTCAAGCTCTGCATTGATATCTGCAAGCGTAACGGGAAGAAGAAGCTCCTGTGGCTGGGTGATAAAAATAAGACACTCAACTATGCTCCGGCGGCAGATGAAATGGTGCTGACCGTTCACCGCTGGTTTGCGAATAAAAGCTGCCCTGGAAACTGGCTGTATGCCCGCCTGGGTGATCTGGCCGCAAGGGTAACTGCAGCACTGGGCGGTTCATCCTCATCTGGCATGCAGGCTTCTTCGCTGAAAAATCTCTCGGAAGCAGAGGCAGTGGCAAAGATTGGCCCGCTGTTTACTGCGAACCAGAAAACCACTGGCATCCTTGCCTGCGTGTCGATGGCACAGTTCATTCTGGAATCCGGCTACGGTAAATCTGAGCTGGCACAAAATGCCAATAACTGCTTCGGCATGAAGACCTCGCTTTCCGGGAACAGCTGGAGCGGCAGCAGTTGGGATGGCAAGTCTGTCTATCCTAAGAAAACGCAGGAGCAGAATACCGATGGCAGCTATGTGACGATCACTGCTGACTTCCGCAAGTACGCCTGTGTGGAAGACTCCATTGCCGACCATGCAGCATATCTGCTCGGAGCGATGAGTGGCAGCAGGAAACGCTATGAGGGTCTGGCAGGCTGTACCGATTACAAGAAAGCGGCACAGATCATCAAGGATGGTGGTTATGCTACCAGCCACACCTATGTTCAGAACCTTTGCAATATCATCGAGCGTTGGAACCTGACGCAGTATGATGCGGTAAAGGATTCTGAAAGCACCACTATTTCCGGCTGGTACCGTGTCCGTAAGAGCTGGCAGAATGCCGCTTCCCAGAAAGGTGCGTTCCACGACCTCACCTATGCAAAACAGTGTGCAGATAAGAATCCGGGCTATTATGTTTTTGACCCGGCGGGTAAGGCCGTCTACCCGGAACCGAAGTCTTCAGTCCCGTATACTGTGCGTGTATCCATTAAAGACCTCAACATCCGCAAGGGACCGGGCACGAATTACGGTAAGACCGGTTATTACACCGGGAAAGGCGTGTTTACTATCGTGGCAGAATCTGCCGGTGCTGGTTCTGCGAAGGGCTGGGGCAAGCTGAAATCCGGTGCAGGGTGGATCGCACTTGACTTTGCGGCCCGTATCTAAAAACACGCCCCGTCCTTACCGGGCGGGGCGTACATATCGTGCAGATAAGACAATAATCTCCCAGATTATTCTCCGTCTTTCTGCGCCGAAATTACTTGATAATATCACGAAACAGAGGGAATATGTGACTGCCCAAAGAGAAGAAAACGGGCAGGAAAGGAGCGAAAACTATGAGTACTGGTACGGATTTCCTTGCAAATCTGCAGAAAAAGACTGTGAAGAATACAGTACAGCAGAAACAGCAGAAGAGAGTAAATGCATCTGCTGTGGATGTCTCGGCTTTACTGGAAGCCGCTCTTGGAAAAAAGAAACCTGTGGAAGCTGTGGCAGATGTTCGTCAAAGTACGGATGCTGCCACAGCTTCTTTTTTACCACTGGCTGATACGCACCAAGGCAGGTCTACTCAACAAAAACCAAAAAACGCATCAGATAAAAAACAGACACCCCAAAAATCAAAAGACATCGTGGACGCCGGTATCACAGCTCTTATCCAGAAAGCTCTGGATGCCAAAAAGGTCATGGCAGAGCCTGACATTGCAGAACGGCTGCAGAGCAGTATGGAGAGTGAGTTTACGAAGCTCTTCACACCGGAAGAACCGCAGGAAAACAAGTTCGTTTCGACGGCGACCTTCCGGGCTACCAAAAAGAAAGCCGGAACCCTTAATGTGGCGGCTTACATCCGCGTTTCTACGGACATGAGCGACCAGGAGAACTCCTATGAAACGCAGGAAAAATACTTTAACCAGCTGATTGAAAATAATCCAGTATGGAATGCAGTCGGTGTGTACTCCGATTACGGCATCTCCGGCACTTCCAAGGAAAAGAGAACCGGATTCCGCCGACTGATGCGTCATTGTAAGGACGGGAAGATCGACCGCATTGTGTGCAAGTCCATATCACGATTTGCCCGAAACACGGCTGACTTTATGAGTGCACTGGATGTCCTGCATGACTGCGGGGTAACGATTCTGTTCGAGAAAGAAAATCTGGATACGGCAGACCCGACCAGCGACTTCATCCTTACGACACTGGCAGCCATTGCACAGGAAGAAAGCCGCAGCATTTCCAGTAACATCCGGCTGGGGCAGAAGATGCGCTTTCCGAAGGGGGATGTTCCAAACAAGATCATGTACGGATACCGCTACAATGGGAAAATGGTTACCTCCGAGAGCGGATATGAGTATAAAGATATTGAGATCGTTGAGGAAGAAGCCAGGGTCGTCCGGCGTATTTTCCATGAAGTTGTGGAAGGGAAAGCCTATACGGAGATTGCAAGGGGACTGAACATGGACAAGATTCCGGCTCCTGTCACCGACGCAGTGAGAGTAAGAAAGAAAAAATCCAAGAAAGGGCAGTTAAACAGTGATCTGCTGGATGGATGGACAGGCGGGAATATCACGCGGATCGTCCGTGCCGAGCGGTACATGGGTGCAGTCCTTATCCAGAAGAAGTTCACATCGGATTACCTGACACATGAAGTCCGGGACAACAAAGGCGAAGTTCCTCAGTATTTTGTCCGGAACCATCATCCGGCAATCGTTGACGAGGACCTGTTTGAAAAGGCACAGGAAGTTGTAAAAGTAAACAGCGATTTATATAACAGGACAAGATCCGGCAAGAAGCCGAGAGCGTTTTCCCAAAGACTAATCTGCGGGGAGTGCGGCCGTTTTTTCCATGTGACAAACGGAAATGGGAACTATCCCATCTGGCGGTGCCCGACGAGCAGCCGGACGACAGGAAAACGTATCTGCCATGCAGAAAAAGTATACGAGGAACAGGTTGTCCGAGCCTTCCGTAAAGCAGTTCTGGAGCGGTTCCGGCTGACGCTTAAGCCCATCCATGACAACGTGGCTGTGGCAGACATCATGAGCGGCCGGTTCAAAGAGCAGTATGACAACTTCACCCCGGAAGCAGATTCTTTTGTAAGCCAGATGCTTGCACGGCTGGAGAGCATTCAGAAGCTGGATTTTATGGAACGCGACCGTGCTTTTTATAAAAAGCAGATAGCGGCCGCACACACCAGTGTGGAAAGCACCAGTAAGAAGATCCGGCTCCTGAAAAGTCAGGTGGATGTGATGCAGACCCGTCTGGAACTTCTCGGTGACGAGATGATCGACCCTGCTTCTATTGAGGAGAAGAAAAAGCTCATTGAGAAACTGGAGTGTGATATTCAGAAGGACACGGACACTGAGCAGAAACTGACCGAACAGCTCGACTATATGGAAGACTACTGGGAAGAACTGGAGGGCGACTATGAACGAAGGGAAAAGGCAATCGAGTGGATGAAGAACCTCCCGGCGGGGCGGGATGGTACGGTGGCCTTTCTGAATGAAGTGACCGAAGAACACTGCAAGGCATTCCTCCTCTCCATCACGATTCATTCACCGCTGAAGTTTACGGTACACTGGTTCGATGACACCAAGACCGAGGTAGAGATGGATTCCAATATCGAAGATTACCGCAATACCGCAAGCTATTATGACGGGCATACGATGCGCGACGGCAGCCAGCGGAAGAGGCATGTAAGATAAGACCAGTTGCAAGGCTGGAAGAAAGGAGCAGATTATGACAAGACAAAAAGTGGATGTGATCCCCGCCAGTGTGCGCTCGGTACAGAACGGCGGGCAGCTGAAAAGCCAGACCAACATCCGTGTGGCGGCTTACTGCCGTGTTTCCACCGGCGATGAGAGTCAGCAGACTTCCTACACGACACAGAAAGCATTCTACAAAGACCTCATCACCCGGAAGCCCGGCTGGATCTTTGCCGGCATCTACGCGGATGAAGCAAAATCTGGTACGAACCGGGAACATCGAGAGGAATTCAACCGCATGATAAAAGATGCGATGGATGGAAAGCTGGACTACATCGTTACAAAGTCCATTTCCCGATTTGCACGAAACACTATTGACTCCCTGACCTGTACCCGTGAGCTTCGGCAGCTGAAGCCGCCCGTGGGTATCTATTTCGAGAAAGAGAACATCGACACACTGGATGCCAAAGGTGAGCTGATCCTTACGATTCTTTCTGCACTGGCACAGGATGAGAGCCGTTCCATTTCCGATAACATCCGATGGAGCATCCAGAAGAAGTTCCAGTCTGGTGTCCCGCATATCAATCTGAAACGGATGCTGGGATATGAGCTTGGGGCAAATAAGCAGTGGGTCATCGTGCCGGAGCAGGCAGAGATCATCCGGTACATTTTTGACCGCTTCGTGAAAGGCCAGACGGCGAATAAGATCGCACTGGAGCTGAACCAGATGGAAAAGTTCACGGTCAACGGAAAGAAATGGAGTGCCAGCTCGATCCTGATCGTCCTGCGGAATGAGAAGTATGTGGGCGACATCGAGATGCAGAAGACCATCACCAAAGACTTCCTTACCCACCGTTCAAGCATCAACAAGGGCGAAGCACCCCGCTACTATGTGAAGAACCATCATGTGGGTATCATCGACCGTGTGACTTGGGACAAAGTGCAGACCATGCTGTTCGAGAAGCCGAGGGCAGACATGACGAAAGGCCCCGGCAAGAAAAAGGTAAAGAGCATTAAGGGTTCTCCGTTTGGAAACCTGCGCTGCGGTGCGATCCTGGAGAATGGGCCGGATGCCGGAAAACCCTGCGGGGAAGGATTCTTCCGTACAACCTACACGGGTGTGGCAAATGGTTACAGCGATGAGCGGAGTCTTAAGGCGACTGGTGAGGATACCGGAGAGTATCTGGAAAAATACACTTATTCGTATCCCGTTTGGCGGTGCAAGCGTAAGGTCGGGGAGCGGGACGGTGAGCCGCCGAAGAACGGTTCTCCCGACCAGAAAGCGTATTGCCGGAGCAAGAAAGGCTGCATGTCAGATGAGGAAAAGGAAGCTGCAAACAAGCGCTGCCCCTCAGAACGCTACCATGAGTGTGCGCTGGAGCAGAGTTTCATGGAACTGCTCTACAGCATGAAGCGTGATTTTGAACAACACGGAGATGCCTCCATGATCGTGGCGATGTTTGACAATGCCTATGAGCAGGCTGTCCGGCTGGCGAATAACAACAGCATCTCGGTGCAGAGGATGGCAACGGTGGAAAATCAGATCAAGGAGATGGAAGAACGCCTGCAGGATGCCATCAGCCATCAGGTGGCGGCGCTTCGGGAAGCTGCACTGGAACAGAACGTGGAACTGAATGAAGCCCTTTCCAACGGGGAGGTGACCATTGACGACATCGACCTGGACATCCGGAGCGGACTGACACCGGGAAGCATCGGAGTGAGCTTCTATGGGACGGAAACGGAGGAAGGCTCGGAAGCCCAGATTTATACAGAACTTGTGAACGACCTGCAGGAACGGCTGAAAACACTCCAACAGGAACGGCAGACGATCGAGGAGGAACAGGGTGTGCTGGCGATCATGAAAAAGAACTTTGAATACTTCCTTGCCTGCCTGAAAGAACTGCCGGATACCAATGCAGGCGGAATGCCGCTGAGAGTCAACGGTCTGGATGTACAGGGAACCCTGCTTCGGGATGTGGACGGAAATGCCATCGAAGGCCGGAAACGTGCCATCACCAGCGGAAAGCTCAAGCTGACTCCTGAGCGGATCGCAGAAGCACCAGATATGCTCCACTTTGAAAAAGGCATCTACTGTGCTTTTGTTGAGAGCGGGGTACTGCAGGGGGATGTGGCAACCTATAAGACAAACTTCGGTGTGACACTGACCTCAAAGGGCAACCGCAGAACGCTCGACAGCTTCATGGGCTATAAGCGGAGTGACATGGACGGCAATGTGGTCTATGTGGACGCTCCTTATAAGGTGTACGGATTCAGCATTCAGTACCGCAGATACCTGACAACTGCAGCGAAGCGCGAGAGGGAAGAAGCGGTGTGATGGAAGGAGACAGGACCCTGCCGGGTGTGGTTTTTGTGGCTGCATCAGGCAGGGCTTTTTTTGTTTTTAAGGTTTTATTGTGCTGCTATTTTGCCTGCTTTTTTGTCTGGCCTTTTTTACCCGTAAGGATTGCTATGTGCAGAATCCTGTTATATGTTGTGGGTGGCGAGAAATACACATACGACAGAAAATACACATAGCGAGGAGTGTTTGGAATGAAAGATGTAGCTGGGATGCTGGCAGAGAAATATGGTGCAACAGCTGATGAAATTGTGGCGGCCGGTGCTATGAAATTATATCTCCAGAGCATGGAGCCGGCAGAGGCACTGAGAAAGGTAAGGGCTGTGTATGAGCCAAAAGTGATCATGCTTGACAGTGGCGAAGGCGTGCCGGTACAAAGCAATATTGATGGTGCAAAGTACGCTGCGTTCATCGATGAGTCTGTGGTGTTTGCTGCTCAGAAGATGAGAGGGCGTGGGGATGCATTGGCAGAAATGGTTATGGAAAAGCTGAAAGCCGTGGATGGAAAATGTCTGATCAAGTGTGCCAGCGTGGAGTTCATGAGTTTTATCGAGGATGTATATAGGAGTTTGCGTCGGCGTGAATATTAATGGAAAAATTTACAGGTAATCATTTCCAAGGTATTGGATAGGGTTGTTTATTTTTTTTTTTAGAAGAGCATGACCGCTTGAAATAAGCGTGTTTTGATGGTAAGATATTGATGGGGAGATTTATTCTTCACAACCTGAAAGAGGGTGATATCCGATGAATAAGTGTAGAGATTTGGATTTCGAGCGAAAGCATGAAGAAGATCTTCAAAGATTGCGAGGTTTTAGGCTTTTGGATGATGATTTCATGAGCAAAGTCTTTGAAGATATAAAGTGTGCAGAATTTTTGTTGCAGATTATTCTGAATCGAGACGATCTGAAAGTGAAAAAATCCAATAGCCAGTATAGCGTTAAAAATTTACAGGGAAAATCTGTGCGGTTGGATATTCTTGCAGTGGATAGGGAAAACCGTGTATACAATATTGAAATTCAGCGAAATGATAAAGGTGCTGGTGTTAAGCGAGCTAGGTATAACAGCGGTATAATCGATGCGAATGTTACTGAACCAGGCGAGCAGTATGAATACCTGAATGAAACTTATGTGATTTTCATCACAGAGAATGATGTTCTTAAAAGAGGACTTCCGATATATCATATTGACCGTATGATTAAAGAAACAGGAGAATCATTTGGTGACGAATCGCATATTATATATGTGAACTCTCAAATCAAAAATGAAACGGCACTTGGAAAACTGATGCATGACTTTTCTTGTACAAGTGCAAAAGATATGTATTATGAAGTATTAGCTAATCGAGTACAGTACTTCAAAGAAGATGAGAAAGGAGTGGCGGTTATGTGCAAGGTTATGGAAGACATGAGAAATGAAGCTGCAAGAGAAAACTCTCTGGAAACAGCCCGTAGCTTGCTGTTGATTGGAAAGCTAACTTATGAGGAAATAGCGCAAGCTACGAAACTCACAGTTGATGAGGTAAAAGAACTAGATGAGAGAAGAAGTGCATAATTGAAACTCATCGCCTACCGGTGCAGTGTGTAACTATTGATATGCTTTTTCCATTGATGGCAGAGAAAACCAGATGTCTAAAAAACTGAAAGAGTGAGCGAAGTGTGCAAGCAGATGGAAGATTTAAGAAATGAGAGTATTCTTGAGGGCATCGACATTGGCGACCTTAGAACGACAGTAAAGTATTATAAAAAGGGCAAGATTACCCTTGAAGAAGCTGCTGAGGACTTGAACATGACTGTGGAAGAATTTAAAGAGAAGATGAACCAAATTCCAGCAGAAGCAGTATAAAACATACCAGCCCACTGGCGCACTGTGTAGATTCCTACATGGTCCGCTGGTGGGCTTCTTTTTTTGTCCTTACCCGCATAAACCACAGACAGCACTTCGGTGTGTTCCAAAGTGCAGTTGTGGCTTATGCGGGCTTTTTTGTTATATGATCAACAAGTTATAAAATCAAACTCCTAAGCCGTATAAAATTGCTTTCATCTCCTTTACCATCCGGGTGAGAATCTCCTGCTCAATTGCATTACAGTCTAAAAGCAGACGGTGGATCTCGGAATCGGCAGTGGACGCGGAGTGCGCCAAACTGTCTACAAGAAGATCATCTGCTGAGATGTTAAGAATATTAGCAATGTCGACCAGAGTTTCAAGGCTGGGGCGGCTGATTGCCGCTTCAATCTGACTGATGTGTTTGCGAGATACATTCAATTTTTCGCAAAATTGTTCCTGAGTTAATCCGGATGCGTTACGGAAAGTGCTGATACGCTTTCCAAGTGCAGTATAATCTAATGCCATGTATGTTCCTCCTTATGTGTACCCGCATAAGGCTGTTACGATTATCCCGCAGAGAAAAATACATAGCAACTTGATTACAGGAATTCTAAGGCCGCAAAGGTCTACACCTCTATCTGTTATGTGGTCTAAGGCTGTTTTGCCACCTGTTGGGTGGCAAAAACGATGATGTGCCACCTGATGGGTGGCAGTCAAAACACCACACATACTCTATAATATAAATGTAGAAAAGACTGCACACAGAAAGGGACGATGATGACGAACAAAGAAGAAAAAGGAATTCTTACATTATACAGTGATGTACAGGCGACTTCTGTTCGTTGGCTGTGGTATCCATTCATAGCAGTTGGAAAGATCACATTGCTGCAAGGTGACCCCGGTGATGGCAAATCCACAATGATGATGCACCTGATAGCCGAGCTGTCTAAGGGAGGAACCTTGCCAGATGGTAAAACCATCGGAATGCCGCAAAGGGCTATTTACCAGTGCTCAGAAGATGGCATTTCAGATACCATTAAGCCTCGGCTTGAAAAATGTGGGGCAGATTGCAGAAATGTGGCCTTCATAAATGAAGAAACATACAGTGGCTTGACACTGGATGATGAGCGCATCCGGCAGGCTATTATAGAATTCCGGCCGCGGCTGGTAGTTATCGATCCGATCCAGGCATATCTTGGAAGTGATTCCGACCTCCAGATTGCAGGAAGAGCCAGAAGGCTGATGCAGCGTCTTGGCATGTGGGCATCTATGTATGACTGTGCCATTGTGCTGATCGGACACCTTAATAAAAAAGAGGGAACAAAGGGTCTTTACCGGAGCCTTGGCAGCATCGATGTTGTTGCCGCTGCCCGGAGCGTTCTACAAGTAGAACGGGATGCGGAAAAGTCAGATATCCGCATTGTGCGGCAGATAAAAAACAGTCTGGCTCCGTCAGATGGTGAAATCAAATTCTCGATAACAGCGGAGCAGGGCTTCAAATGGCTGGAGTGTGAAATTAAGCCAGATCCATCAGCGGAGCCGGAAACACCAGTTTTTGAGTCAAAATCTGAGAAGGCGGCGTATCTGATCAAGAAGCTGCTTTCCGGGGGTGACATGAGATCCAGAGAAATCTATATGCGGATGAGCGATGAAGGTATCAGCCGCAGGACAGCAGAAAATACAAAGAAAGAACTCGGCATCCGGAGTTATCGGAAGATGCGACAGTGGTACTGGAGCATGAAGCCGGAGGAATGAGAGGAAGCAAATGATAAGCAGTGGAGCAGAGGCGGCAGACCGCAAGCAGAGAATCAGAGACAGATATAAAGGCGTGGATACTTCTGAGTTGGAAGTTATCCCGGCAAAAACTGTGGAGGGGCTTGGAGAAAGCACCTCTATCCGTCGTGTTGCCGCATATGTCCGTGTTTCCACTGATAATGATGAACAGACTTCTTCGTATGAACTTCAGAAAAATTATTACACGGATTATATCAAGGCACAGCCGGGATGGGAATTCGTTGGAATCTATGATGATGAAGGCATCAGCGGTACATCATTGGAGCATCGTAAAGGAATGCAACAGCTGATCGAGGACTGTAAGGCCGGAAAGATTGACCTGATCCTCACAAAGTCCATCGCCCGATTCGCCAGAAACATTGTAGACTGCCTTTCCGTCATTGAAACACTGAAAAATCTTGACCCGCCCGTGGGTGTAAAATTTGAAGCGGACAACATCTACACACTGGACAGTAACGGGCGCATGATCCTGACGATTTTGGCATCCGTGGCAGAGGAAGAATCTCATTCCAAGTCTATCATTATGAACTGGTCCATTGACCGCAGGTTCAGCCGTGGACTGTTCCTTACGCCGGCCCTGCTCGGATATGACCAGGACGAGGATGGCAGCCTTGTGGTGAATCAGGACGAAGCACAGACGGTAAAGGTGATTTACTATCTGTACCTGAATGGATTTTCATTCACCGAGATTGCAGAACTCCTGACAGAATATGGCCGGAAGACAAAACTGGGGAATACGGAGTGGAATCCCGGCACTCTTGCAGGTGTCATTGCTAATGAACGCCATTGTGGGGATGTATTGGCAAGGAAGACCTTCACACCGAATTTCCTGACGCATAAATCAAAGAAAAACAATAACGACCGGACGCAGTACCGGCAGAGAGATCATCATGAGGCAATCGTGTCCAGGGAAGTCTATAATGCGGCAAATCATCTGCGGGCATCCCGGAGTTATACAAAGAAAAATCGCCCACTGCCAGTCCTGAGTGTGGTGGATGATGGAATCTTACGCGGATATGTGCCTTTTGATAAGGACTGGACCGGCTTTTCGGCAGAAGAATACCGGGAAGCATCTGAAAGCGTCATGCGGGAAAAACAGCAGGATACGGTAGAAGTCATGAACCGTTTAGACCTCAGCGGATATGAAGTTGTGCGGGCACAGTATTTTGCTACTTTACAGAATCCGGCTATGACGATCTCCAATGGCAAGTTGCGTTTTAATACAGCCTGCCTGAAAAAGTTTGAAGATGTGGAGTATGTAGAACTGCTCCTGAATTCGGTTGACCGCTGCATTGCCATTCGCCCATGCGAAAAGGATAATCCGAACGCAATCCGCTGGGGCAGACTGAAAGAGGGACGCTGGTGCGCCAGTACACTCGGATGCCGCGGTCTGGCAAAAGCCCTTTTTGACATGATGGAATGGGAAGAAGGTTTGAAATACCGTTTCCGTGGGCAGCTCGTGGGACAGAACGATGACAAGCTGATGCTGTTTGAACTGGATGAGCCGGAAATGGTTAAGGTGGAAGAAATTGTCCTGCCATCCAAGGAACAGGATGAAGAGGGAAAAACCGTCAAGCAGACGATCTATATCTTCCCGCCAGAATGGGCAGGTACTTTTGGAAAACCGATCACAAGTATTGCACAGGTTGGCATTTTGCAGCTGGAACATTATGCAGGAAACTGGGATGTGCTCCGGCCGGCAGCAGAGATAGAAGAAATGAATACTTTTACCGCAGATGGCCTGAATGCTCTGCTCCATGAAGCGGAAAAAATAATGGAAGGATGGACTGACACAGATGAATGA